CTTGCCAAAGTGCTGGCAGCCAGCGCAGCCGCCGGGGTTCTCGCTCTCGAACTTCACACACGGGTACGGCCCCTTGAGCTGCGCTTGCTTGTCCCGCATACGAGACTCATCGTACGGATGCAACCCGCTGAGCCACACAGACACACGCTCGCCGTCCGAACACTTCTGGGCAATGCTCAGCCAGCCACGCCACAGCGGCTCCATGCCGTCGTCTTCCGCGTTTTCAATGAAGTGCTTGAGCTGGGCGCAGCCTTCACCCTTCTTGGTCTTGCGAAAAATAGCGCTGAACTTGGTGTCGCTGTTCTCAAACAGTTTGGCCCCGGCCATCGTAGCTGGCACGGTTGGCGCTGCAGTTGGGCGCTTGCCCGGTAAACCCAACGCGCTCACTGCCGGTACTGGGCCCGTCGAACTGAGCTTGCTGGCAATAGCCGTGCTGAGCGTATCGAAATCAAACACACTGCCCTCGGCCAGCAGCTTGACCAGCTTCGGCTCACCGTACTTCCACGAGCCGTCTTCGTTGCGTTTGAAGTTACGCGTCTCAGGGATGCGCAACACGCGGGCAGCGTCTGCCGTCACGGTCATGTCGATGCTGAGTTTTTGCTGCTTGCACAGGCGCTTTAAGTTCTCCGCCGTAGGCTTCCACACAGCCACGTCGATGTCCTCGGTCAAAGGCCAGTAGCAGTGCAGTCCGCCGCCAGAGAAAACAATCCATGGCGTGCCCAGCTCGTTCAAGCCAGTCTCGGCAAGGAAGGCATTGAGCGCCAACGCTGCTTGCTTCTTGGATGCGTAGCCGTCCATGTCAATGAACAAGGCCTTCATGAACCGGGCGTTGTCTGCTGTGCGTTTGCCTGCTGTCTCAAACGTGGCCAGCGCAAAGTAAACGTCCTTTTGCTCCTCCACCCACGCATCAACGGTGGGGTATATGTCCGCCAAGTTTTCGACGAACGTGTGCTTCTTTTTGTTTGCGCTGAAGCCTGCCGCACAATACACCCCGGAAGCCGGGGACGGCAAGACAACCGCAAGGAATTCAAGCGGGGTCATTAGAATCCTTGGGGTTTTACACGAACAAGTCGAGCTGGGCTTCGTCTTGGATTGGGTGTTCGTTGATTGGGGCAAGGGCGCAGAAGCGCTTGTAGAGTTCGTACTGCAGCGGCTCAGGCAGACCCGCCATCGTCCACGCGTTGTCGCAGGCCAGAATTAACTCCCGGTTGCTCATGCTTGAATGTTGTAGTGGTTGCATATTTTTTTCCATGCCTCGTCGGCTGAGCGTGAGTTTTGAAGGTATGTGAGCAGCGTATCAACGCGGTGCTCGTACGCAGGGAATATCTCTCCACCCGCGAACCAGTTGTAGGCCGTCTGGCGCGTAACGCCCAGTGCCTTGGATATGCGCACAACAGAAAAATCATGGTGCACTGCCCAACGCCCAAGCTGATTGCCCGGAGTCTTCGGTGCACGCATAACCATGTCGATTGTTTTTTGTGAGTAAGCCATAGTGGTCTTAAAGACGGGGGCCTGAGCCCCCGAAACTAATTAGTCTTCATCGTCCCAGTCAGCGACGACATCAGCCAGCGCCTTCTTGCCGGGGACAACTGTAGGCTTAGGTGCTGCAGCTTTCTTAACCACAGGCGCTTCTTCTTCCTCTTCGGCCTCCTCTTCAACTACCGGGGCAGGTTTGGCCTTGGCCACTTTAGCTTTCGGTGCGGGGGCCGGAGCTTCTTCCTCGTCTTCTTCGACAACCGGAGCAGGTGCAGCCTTGGTAGGTGCCTTGCCCTTGAGTGCGTCTGCTGGTTTGCCCATGTCGATGCCAGCTGCGTCTATGATGACCGCTTTCTTGGCTTCTGGGGTCTCGCCTTGCTTGGTGGCTTCAGCGAACTCGTCATCAGTCAACCAGCGCATGGCTTTGAAGAACAGCTTAGGGGACTCAGACGCCGTATCAAACTTCATGCGGGTCACAACGGTGCTAGGGTCAACGCCTTGGGCCACGAGCCAGCGAGCGTACGCTTGCAGTGGGCGGTTGTCGCCTTCTTCTTTACCGAAGATCGAGGTCGCTGGCAGGGACAGCTGCATCACGTCGCCTTCAATATCATTGGCCAGCGTTACGGCCAGACGCTGCTGGTAGCGGCAAGCGCGGCTATTACCATTCCCGGAACCCGCAATGTTTTGTGGGCAGCTCACGCACGTCTCGGACTGCGGTGCTTTGCTCTTTGGGTCTGGCTTGTCGCCGTCGTTTGATTGGCAGTCAGGTGCGACATCCGATGCGTCTTTGTCGTACTTGGCAGCGTAGAACACACGGGCCACTTTCGGTGCGGCCTTGACGATAACGACATCAAGAAAACGCTCGTCGACTGCTGCGACTTCTTTGCCGTCGGCCACCAGACGGAACACACAGCCTTTGATGGATATGCGCTTGCCGCTAGAGCCCGCACTGCCGCCTGCAAGGGCTTTGGCAATGTCAGACATCTCGGCCTTGCGTGCAAACGCAGGAACTTGGGAGGGGTTGAAAAGGGCTACGTTACTCATGATCTTCTTTCTTACTTGGTTTGGTTAAACAGGAAACGTTCTTGCGCAAGCAGGTAGCCTTCAAGTGGCCACGCTTTGTTGATTGCGTCTTCGTAGGCAAACTTCTCGCCGACAGCGCGGTTGTACTTGGTCGCGTCAACACAGGCGCTGGTGCCCAGAATGACGTAGCCGTTTTCCATGAAGAGCTGGCAGACGGTGGTCGTCGTATCGGGGAGCACACTAAACACTGTGCGCGTTACTTTGGTCTGAATGTCTTCTAGTGCCACGGCGGTGCGCGGCTTGATCGGTTGAATGTCCATGGGGTTACTTGGTTGGCTTGCGAACTGAAATATCGTACTCAGCGTTCGAGTTGAGTCCGGGTGGCAGGGTGCCGGGGTTCTCTTCAAGGAACTGCTTCATGTTTGTCTGGGCAATTCGTTTCTCGAAGAGGTCGAGCGCGTCGTGCTGTGTCACAAAGGTCTTGAACGAATCCCAGTCCGATGTTGAATAGCGCGTCTTGATCGACATGACAACAGTGCCTTGCGGCGTGTTGACGGAGGTGACACCAAGCGCTTGCATTTGGTCTTTCATTGCGCTCTTGATGTCGTCTTGCGTGGCCTTGAGCATCTCCACTTTCGTGTCGTACTCCTTGGTCAGTATCTCGATTTCAGTGCGAATCTTTCGGTAGACCTTCGCTAACTTGTCGAGTGGAATGGTGGCGGTAGTCATCAACTTCTCCTATTTGTTTTGTCTAAGGTTGGACAGTGTACACAGGTTTTTTGTCTTGGCAACTCCTTTTATTTTTTAATTTCCATGTTGAACATCTCGGTCAAAAGTGAGTGACTGCTCACATTCAGTTTGAGGGCTTGAAACATCTTCTTCTCGATCGGGCTACCCTCGATGTGGATAACCGTCACTTTGTCGGAGTCCTGCCCCTTGCGGTCAGCGCGGGCTATGCACTGCACGTATTGCTCAACGGACATCAACGGGCCATAGAACACAACGGTGTCTGCGGCAGTTAGGGTAATCCCGTGTGCCGATGCTTGTGGCTGCATGACCAACACGCGGGGATCTTTCTCCGTTTGAAAGCGCCGGATGATGTCGCCCCGTTTATGTGCAGCAACGCCGCCATGGATGCACTCAGCAGCAACACCCTTCTTGAGCAAGTGCGTGTGCAGTGCGTCGATGCTGGAGCGAAACAAGGCAAAGATCAAAACCTTGCGGTCTGTCTCTTCCAAGATCTCGTCGATGACGTTGAGCCGCGGGCTGGCATCAAACTCCACCACCTCGTGATCGTCCGTGTACGCTGCACCACAACTGATCTGCAATAGCTTGGAGACGCTAGCCGCCGCATTGACCGCGCTGATCGTCTCGCCTGCTGCATGAATCATCATGCTGTCCTTGAGCAACTTATAGTACTTGGCTTGCTGTGGTGACAGCGCCACTTCTCGCGTAACCGTAACGACTGGCGGCAAGTCCAAGCACTGCGCTTTGGTAAACCGGATCGAGGGCTGCAGCGCCTCGTGCACCATCTTCTTTGCTTCGGGCTTGGGGGCCCACTTGAACGTGGTGATTTTGTTCATCACCTTGTCGCGCCACGCGGTAAAGAATTTCGGCACTGACTCCGGGTTCACTAGCTTGGCTAGGCCATACGCATCGACTGGCGATTGAGACGCCGGTGTGCCCGTCATCATCCACAAAAAAGTCTGCGGCTTGATGATTGACGACAGTGACTTCCAGCGCTTGGTGCTCATCGTCTTGTAAGCGTTGCAGTTGTGTACTAGCCAGTGGTCGCCAACAAAGTAGTTAGGTGTTCCGTCAACTTCGAGGTTGAAGACATCGATTGCACTGTCGCATTCGATATGCGTAACACTCGCCACCCAAGCTGCGCCAGTCTCGCTTCCTTCTTGCGGTCTTGCGCTTTGCGTGCTGTCATGGTGTGGCTGTTCCCGTCCACCTCTAGCCCCATCTTTTTCTCCGGCCACGCGAAGTCGAGCTTGTAGTTCGTAGGATAGCCGGGCTGCCTTGTACCCAACGCTACTGGGAAGTTCCATACCCACTGCACGGGCAGCGCAGTGCGGACAATTTGCTCCGCACACGTCATACCAGTTCCGTTCCCGCCCCGCACTTTCGGTTTGTGCCCCAAGGCCTTCAGTGCAGCTGATAGTTTTGCCCGGTGCTCTTCCGTCTTCGGTGCCGTTGGTTTGCCCCGTTGCTCGGGCAATATGAAGCTGAAGAAGCTCTTGCCGGGGTTCATCAAGTGCCATCTCTTCCGTGCGCAGGATTTGGAACAGGTCAGCCCAAGGGGACGGTTGTTCGCCATACCCCACAGAATGCGGGTGCGCTTTTGGGTGCATTCCTGCCCGCAGACATGACAGCTCAACACCAGATATAAGCCTTCTACCCGCAAGATTTTTGGCGCAGACCCATCCGGCATCAGTGAAGAAGGGGTGCTCTGGTGTGCATCTGATAGTTTTTCCGTTGCCAAGGTTGACCTCCACGAGTCGTTGGGTTGTATTGCGTACAAGTCGCTTTATACGCATTACTCCGTCAGAAGTCAATACCTTGTCGCCTGCTTCCAGTTGTTCGATTGGACGACGGCCTAGTGGCGTAGATACCAGCGTTCCCGCAACGAAGCACTCGTCAACGATAACCAGATCAAACTTGCCGTTGGATACGACCTCGCTGGCAATTAAGTTCAGCCCCTCGTAGTTGGTGATGACGATCTCGTAGTTCTTCTGGATCATCTCGATGCGGCGCGATGCTTGCGGGTGGTGGGCAATGATCGCAGAGCGATGTATCACACTGTTGCTAATGTCCCCCATCCACGCAGACTGCATGATCGACAGTGGGCACAAGATCAGAACACGCCGCACCTCACCGCGCTGCATCAAGTAGTCCGCTGCCCACAACGCACTGAGCGTTTTGCCTGTACCCGGCTCACTGAACACAAATGCTTTGCGGTTGAGCGTGAGGAACGAGGCTGTGTCGATCTGGTGCGCCATGGGCTTGTAGCGCCCCGGCCATGCGTAGTTGCGTGTGATGGGCGACGGGGCTTTCTTGACGCCTAGATTTCTTAGAACGCGCACCTCATCAAGACCCCAGAACACCGCGACGGAACTAGATCCGTCTTCATGCTCCTCAACAACTTTGCTTCGTGGAATTACACTGTATTTATCAGGGCTGCGCGTGCGCAAGAGCAGCGCCTTATTGTCAATAATCTGCATTGCTTCCCCATTTTTATTTGTTGTCGCCTTGGTTGGCGCTCTTACTTCGCAGCCGTGTGTTGCCCGGCACTGTCTTGCCGCCCTTGCGCAGCGGCTTGATGTGGTCGATGTCCTTGCCTGCTCGGTCCACACCCTTCTTGTCATACTCCCGCCGCGCCTTCTGGCGTTCATGCTGGTCTGAGCCGGGGCCGGACTTGCCGGTTTCCAAGTCACGCTTGTATTCTTTCTTGTAGTCTCTAGTGGCCATGATTTACCTCTTCGTGTTGAATTCGCAGCCAGTGCAAGGGCACCAGCCACATAGGGGCGTGCGGGTCGGGTTCCACACACCGTTTGCTGCTGACGCCTCGATCTTAGCGACCCGCTCCCGGTAACGCCACCACTCAGCTTCGGCTTCGTCCACCGTCATGCTGTGCTTGACCATCGAGTTCTTGACCACGAACAGCAGCGCTGAGTTCACCTTGCGGATGTGGGGGAAGTACTTGAACACCATGATCGACATCAAGCGCAACTGGTCACGGTCCGGGTACTTGTCGTTGCCCGTCTTGTAGTCAATGACCCACGCTGTCAGGTTGTCGTCGTCGATGATGAGCAAGTCGGCAAT